GATGAGATGGACACGGTCCCACCGGCCGTGGCTGCCAAGGCGTTCCCCAAGATCCTCGGCCGCCTTCGGGCCGGCAACGTCCGCCAGTTCGCCGCAGCATCCACCCCCGAGGGTTTCCGCTGGATGTGGAACACGTTCGGCACCGAGGAAGCAAAGGAGCGCAAGGACCGCAGGCTCATTAAGATGCGCTCGGCGGACAATCCACATCTGCCCCCAGACTTCATATCGAGGCTTGAGGCGTCCTATGACCCCAGCCTCCTCGCCGCGTACCTTCAAGGCGAGTTCACGAACCTCACAACCGGCCAGGTCTACGACCGGTTCGACCGCAACAAACACATCTGTCGAGATCTTCCAGATGTCAGCGACGAACCCATCCGCGCCGGGATTGACTTCAACATCGGGAATATGAGCGCCGTAATTGGCGTCCGTCTGGGCAACTCTTTACTGCTGATTGATGAGATCAGCGGCGCCCATGACACCGACGCCCTGGCACAAGAGATCCGCAGACGATTTCCCGACCGTCGCATCCTGGCCTACCCGGACGCATCAGGCGCGGCACGATCTACGAATTCCAGCCGCACCGATGTCGTGATCCTTGAGTCCTATGGGTTCAGCAATCAATCGCCGAAATCGAATCCTCCCGTCCGTGATCGGGTGGCTTCTGTTCAAGCTTTGCTGGAGAACGGGAAGGGCGAGGTCAGGCTGCAGGTAGCGGCGCACTGCAAACGGACGATTGAGTGCTTGGAGCTGCAGAGCTACAACGAGCAAAACGAGCCCGACAAAGAGGCCGGTTACGACCATCTCAACGATGCTCTCGGCTACCTCGTATTCAGAGAGTTCTCGATACTTCATGCCCGCGCTGGTCGAGGCACAGGAATCAGGCTTTACTAAGCTGTGGCTATTAAGTAGGGCGGGCCGTGTATTCATCGTTTGCAGGTGGTCGCCAGCGTGCATCGAGCGTTGCGATTGTTAGTGACCCGAATAACGCATACGTGAACATGGAGCCCCACTGGGAACTCCTCGAAGCGATCAACCTGGGAACATTCGGCATCAGGAAAAAGCACCGCAAATATCTACCGCAAGAACCAAGAGAACTAGACGAGAGCTATGACGCCCGTCTGATGCGTTCAACCTTGCCCCCCTACTTCAGCAGGCTCGAACGCTTGCTGGCCGGCATGTTGACCCGCAAGCCGATTCGGCTGCAGGACGTGAGCGACACGGTCACGGAACAGCTGTTCGACGTTGATCTGCTGGGCAACAATCTGGACGTGTTTCTGTATGAAGCCGCCCGCAAAATGATTCGTTACGGCCACGTCGGCGTGCTGGTGGATGCACCGGCTGCGGGTGAAAACGGCCGACCTTATTGGTCGATCTATTCGCCGCCGGATGTGCTGGGCTGGCGTACTGAAATCATCGACGGGCAGCAGAAGCTGACCCAGCTGCGTCTGTTCGAGAAGGTGGTGCAGCCTGAGGGTGACTACGGCGAAAAGTTGGTGGAGCAGGTGCGGGTGTTGACCCCTGGCGCTTTCGAGATCCATCAGAAGGACAAGAAGGGCGACTACCGCGTGATTGAGGAGGGCACGACCAGCCTCAATGACATTCCCTTCGCGGTGGCCTATGCCAACCGGACGGGCATCCTCGAATCACGCCCACCGCTGGCTGACATTGCCGAGTTGAACCTGAAGGCGTATCAGGTGCAGTCGGACCTCGACAACCAGCTACACATCTCGGCTGTGCCGATGCTGGCGGTCTATGGCTTCCCGCAATCTGCGGAGGAGATCAGTGCAGGTCCCGGGGAAGCAATGGCCCTCCCGCAAGATGCGAAGGCGGAATATATCGAACCCCAGGGCCGGAGCTTCGATGCTCAGTTCCGCCGGCTGGATCAAATCGCCAGCCAAATCAATGAGCTGGGCCTGGCCGCGATTCTGGGCCAAAAGCTGTCAGCTGAAACGGCGGCATCCAAGCGGATCGACCGCAGCCAAGGCGACAGCACCATGCAGGTGGTGGCTCAGCAGATGCAGGACTTGATCGACAACTGCCTGCAGTTTCACGCGGACTACCTGCAGATTCCTGAGGCCGGCAGCTCCTTTGTCAATCGTGACTTCATGGCGGCACGGTTGGAGCCTGATGAGATTCAGGCGCTGCTGCAGCTCTACACGGCGGGCACCATCACGCAGTCCACGCTGTTGGAACAGTTGGAGGCCGGCGAGGTGTTGGGCGACGACTTCGACGTGGAGGAGGAGTTGGAAGGCACGCAGAACGGGGGCATGATTGAGATGGAGCAGCCGGAGCCTGAAGCACGGGAAACCATGCCGCAGGATTCAGCCGAGCCGGAAGATCAAGACGAAATGCCTGACTGATGAGCTGGATCGACAACCTACGGAGAAGGCGGCCAGATGATGAGCACAAACAGCTGCTGTTTTTTTCGCTTGGCGATCTGATCAATGAAAATTATGCCGTTGTGCGTACGACGTGGTACGAGGAAAGACGAGTGATTGCAGTGACCGAAACTTGTATTCATTCGTACGACGAAGCAATGCGTAATGAGATGCGCGACATCATCAAATGCGCGTTGCAGGCTGGGGCTGATGTTTCGTTGATTTGTGTCGAAACCCCTGACGAGTTGGGGTTGAAACCGGCATGAATGAACTAGCCGAACTGTTCCGAAATGCGATTGAACTTAATCGCTACAGCAATAGCGTTTCCCGCCGGATCATTGAGTCATATAACGATCGGGTGCTGGACGCTATTGATGAGCTGGCTGCTGCTGATGGCTTGTCGGGTGCTGATCAGGCTGAAAAGCTCCAGGCGATTCTCCAAGAACTAAAGATTGAGTTGCAGGCGTGGGGTGCATCTAGCACCGCGTTGATGATTGAAGAGATGCAGGAGCTGGCGGTTGTTCAGGCTCGCTTCAGTGAGCAGGAGCTGGGCCGGGTTGTGCCTGAGGGTGAGGATGAGCCGGTGCGGCGTGTGCCGATCTTGGCGGGCTTTGCTGCTGCTGTTGTCCTGTCTGACCCCACGGCTCGTGGTGTTGTAGCTCTGAGCGACAACCTGGAGGAGCGGGTGGTCGGTCGGACTGTGGGCCAGTTGGCGGCCGGTGGTGCGGTGCGGCTACCTAATGGTGAGGTGGTGGACAAGGCGTTTAGGCGGATCGCGACACGGCAGGCGGAGCTGTTCGGGTTGACGGTGCGAAACGGGTTGTTGAGTGGTGAAACGATCCGGCAGATTTCGCAACGGTTGCGCGGTCGTCTGCGTAAGGGTCAACGCGGCTCGATTGATCGCATTATCCAAGCCGGTGGGCAGATGACATCGGGGGCCAACAATCAAATGCGGGCGATTGTCCGCACCACGGTTACGCAGATGGCAGTGGAAGTGGATCGGTTTGTGGCGCTTGCTAATCCATTGATCACCAACCGATACCGCTACACGGCAGTGTTGGATTCGCGCACGTCTGCCCGTTGTCGATCACTTGACGGCAAGATTTACGAATGGGGCAAGGGTCCACTGCCTCCCCAACACTTCAACTGCCGTTCGCGGACGCGGAGTATTTGGCGCGGCGAGACCGGGCGTGAGAGTGATATTCGGCAGGACTACGGCGAATGGCTCAATGAACAGGATGAGGCGACAAAGACGGATGTTCTCGGCCCAGGTCGTTTGAAATTCTGGGATCGGCTTGTAAATCGGTTCGGCCCAGATGAGGCGATTCGTAAGTTTGTGGCTAGGGACGGGACAGAGCTAACTTTGGAACAGTTAAACCGCCGCTATCCCAATGGCACTTCCAGCTAAGTACAAGTTCAAGGTGCAAGACGCTGAGGCCAAGCCCAAAGCGCCGGCCAAGAAAAAGTCCGCTAAAAAGGAAGCACCTTCGGAGGCTGACTGATGCCTAAAGGCCCTGGCACCTATGGCTCGAAGATGGGCCGTCCCCCTAAGAAAAAGAAGAAGGGGAGCAAGAAGAAGTAATGGCACGCAAGCGGCGCGTTCCTAAGGACAAGGCCACTGGCCTTCCTAAGAAGTACCTCTCGGGTGCGAAGAACCGCGCTGCTAAGGCCCGTGAAATCAAGCGAACTGCCGAGGCTTACAAGGCCGGGGAGTTCATCGACATCAAAGCTGTTTCCGCATCGAGGGCCAAACAAGGTGGCACCAAAAAGAAAACCAATAAGCGAGGCAACAAAGGCCGCGCTCAAAAAAAAGGCCGATAAGTCTCGGTTCACGTATGGAC